CTGCGTGCTTTATTCCTACCTGCTCTTCTTTTCTTTTGTTCTGGTTTTGAATGGTAGTTTTCGTATTCTTTCTTGTAGTTCCTTTCCTTGAAAGTCTGCATAATGACTCCTAGAAAGACTTATAGATGTCATCGTAATTAGTATAAATCTCTTTTGCAACTCTCATGACACTATCAGAAATATGTTTTCTGACATCAATTAATCCTTGAGGCATATGTCCAAGAGATTTATGAAGACCTATGATATGCTTCATTCCATCTTGGTGTTTTTTTAAATTGACTTTCTTTGCAAGATGTAGTATTGCACCATTATGGTCATTTCTATTTGTCATTTGTGCAATCTTTTTTACATCTGCAACTGGAAGTTCCTTGTTTGGTTTTTCAACAAGTTCTTCTATCTCTTCTTTAATATCTTCTATCTTTTGATGCCATTCTACAATTTCATCTGTACCTTCTTTATAGAAGATTGCTTTCTTGGATACTGGGTCTAATCCCATGTACTTACCTTTGAGAGAAGGCATCTTAACACCAATACTCTTTAACATTGCAACCATCTTATGAAGTCTTTCCCAATTTGATGGAGAATGTTTCTGTTGCCATATCTGACCCATCAACTTATCAATACTTTTCTCTGGGTTACTGTCATCAAATTGTAGTTTAGTAATCTTTGCAAGTTGTGAACCATATGCTTTCAACTTGATTTTATCTCTAGGTGAAAGGTTCTCAATTACAATATGATGACCTGTCCAGTCTTTTGATTCGTTTGCATGTTTTAATGCAAGTTTAACTGCTGGGTTTTTTGATAATCCTCTTTTGAACTTTTCAATTTCTTTCATTGCATAGTTCATATTACCACCCAAATCAAGTGCAAGTTCAATTGCTTTCTTAACTGACTTGTCTCTTGCAGCTACTTTTTGTTTTGGATTGTTCTTGTAGTAATTAGATATTTCTCTTCCTGTAAGTTTTGATTTACCCATAGGAGATAGAGGGTCTAACTTACCATCTTTAACTTTTTCTTCCAGACCTTCTGGTATAGGTTTAACACCTTGTTGTTTGAACATCTTCATCAATGCATTGTTAGTTGCAAGTTTGATTTTGTTATCTTTACCCATTGCTTTCATGGTGTTTTCAAATCCTTTAGGATTTTGTTTTTGCATTGCCAATGCAACTTTAACACCAGTCATGTTAAGAAGTTTTGCAACACCATACTGGAACATTTTATCACCACCAGTATTAAAGAGTTTGTCAATCATTGCACCAGCAGATGCTTCAGACATCATATCTTCTTTTCTCATCTTCTGTTGAATTATCATTTTGGTTTGAAGTTTACCAATCATTGATAGGATTGTATCTCTTGCTTGAAGAACCTGTTTGTACTCGAAATTGTGTTGAGTGTTTTTAAGTTCTTTATCACCTTTGTTTGCAATTGCTTGATATGCTTTTAAAACTTTTTGCATATCTTTAGAAACTTTTTTCATTGCATCTACTTCAACTTTTTGAACTTCATCAAGTTGAGTTTCTTCTGGTGTATATTCCATGTTTAAAAGTTCTTTAACTTTACCCCATGCTTCTTTATACCTTCTACCTGTCTGAGTATTCATGGTGTATAATGCATCTAATATTTCACCTTGTTCTTTATCAGACATTCTACCGATTATTTTATTATACTTTTTAAATACATCTGTTCCTTTACCTTCATCAAGTTGAATTTCTTCCAACAATTTCATAAGAGTTTTGTTCTTTTCAAAATCTTTCATCAATTTGTCAACATCTTGAGGTCTACCCTTGAAGGTTACACCGATACCATCTTTGTCAAATGACACTGGAACACCTCTTGCTCTTGCAAGTTTTTGTATCATAGGTTTTGCTTTAGGCATGTTCTTTTTATCAACAGACATTACAGAATTTACTTCTTGCATTAAATCATCATCTGGATGTACGACATGTGCAAGGTCTTGGTCATGATTCAGACCACCTTTTTTCTTCTTGACTATAAATGCATTTACTCTTGCCATGCCCCACTGTTGTGGAGTTGTACCTGGCCTATGTCCTGTTTTCCATGCAGCCATTCCACGATTGTAAACTTTTTTTAGTGTTCCTACTGAGATACCAGATTTCTTTGCCTTATCTTCTAATGCACCTTCTTGTAAATCTTCTACAACATCACCTTGTATTCCATAATTCTGCATTGATGCATATGTATCTGCAATTGACTTAAGTACATTTGCATCGTATTTAGATTCTGTTTTTTGATTATTAAGAGCCATTCCAACAGCACCTCTTGCAATCATTCCTGCCACTGGTGCCATTGCATGTAATTTTTCTGGTGATTTTGCTTTCTTACCAAGTTTGATTTTCTTTCCAACTTTCTTTCTTGCACTTCTAATTTTGTTTACAATCTTACCGACTATACCAGACAACATACCTTCTTGAATAGTTTCTCCTTGATAATCGAATGATTCAAATTGAACTTCTCCACCATTAGTTATATCATAAATTGCGTTATACAATTCTTCTCTAGTCATGGTATCACCAGCACCTAGTTTTTTTGGTAGTTTTTCAAACTCTTTTGACATGAAATTCCAAAGATGACTTGCAATCATATCTTCTGTATAAGGTTCATCATCAAACTTTAATTTTTTTGCTTTTGCAAATTCAGATTTCAGATAATTATTCATCATCATGTTTGCACGAGAAGCTGCAGTTCTATCTTTTTCGTTATCTCTACCTAAGAATGCAAAATAGTAATCACCATTTCTGATTGGATAACCAAGAGCAGACCAACCTTTTGTCTTACTGTTATCTTGATAAACAACTATATCTTTTTCATTATCGATTATCCATTGTTTGTCTTTTGCATCAATACCAACTTTACTTGCATATTGTTGAACTGTCATTTGTTTTGACATTGCTTCAGTGATATCTTCTACTTTAGACTCACCAAGTGTATCCATTAACCACTCATCAGACTCATCTGCATCATCAGTTTGGATTTCATTATTGGACATTGCCCATGAAAGAAATTCATCTTCAACTTTTTTAGGCATGTCTTTACCTTTTTTGAATGCATCAACATGTCTTTTGTGTTTCATGACTAGTTTCTTCCAGTCATTGTCTCTTGGATATTTTTTGATAACACTCTGAATGTTTTCTAATAATTCTTCTTCACGAGTTTCTTCTATGAGAGAATCAATCAATTCTTCATTTAATACATCTTCATCTATTTCAATAGGCTTTGCATACATAGACCTGTATGCATCTGCAACAGAATTAACTGTTTTGATATCTCTCTGTGACATAGTTATTTTCCAGATTTTTTGTTATCGTAAATTAACGAATCTTTTTTTACATATCCAAGTCTTCTAAGAGTTTCCTTAAAAGATTTACTTCTTGCATCATACTTGATTTCTTCTTTACCTATTGCTTTAGTAATTGCTTTTCTTTTCTTATGCAAGAATTTATCTGATGAATCAACATCACCATCGTTGTCGATGTCTTTGTCTTTTCTATCTTTAAACTTTTTCTTAACTGCTTTTTTGTCTACTTTATCTAAACCTTCACCATCATCTGACTTGTCGTTAGATGCATCTTCACTTTTTACTGTACAAGGATACTCTTTACCAGCAAAAACAAATGATTTCTTACCATCTTTTTTTGCTTGTCTTGCAGCTGCATTAAATTGTTGTCTGTCATCTGCAACTGCTTTTCTAAGTTCTTCTACAAATGAATCTGCAACTTCTGGTTTATCCTGTAGAGGATAATTATGAAGTGCAGCTTGTTTCTCCATTCTAGATTGAGGTGCTTGTCCAGAATTAAGGACTTCTGAGACCGCATCAGCAACAGATTGTGTCACTTTATCAGTCCCACTGTTGAATTTTAATCTATCTTGTATATCTGACATTGTGGTCTCCTGTTAAATCTTTCCTATAGTATTTATATATATCACTAATTACACTATTGTTTTTGTTTCTTGTTCTTGTTCTGTCTAAGTTTTGCAAGTCTTTCAACTTCTTGTTTTTTAACTTTAGGCATCATTTTCTTTGCAAGTGCTTTGATTTTTCCTTTACTCTTCTCTAAACTCTTNNGACTTTTTCTTGAATAATCTAAGTTTTGCTTGTTTTTGTGCTTTTCTGAGAAGTTGGTCTTTGTTTTTCATTCTCTTTTGAGTAATCTTTTTTCTCAATGCAATTTTCTTTGCAAGTCTCTTCATTCTCATACCTGCTTTTCTTCTTCTAGATGCAGACCAAACCTCTAAAGTGAGTTGTCTTTGTAGTTCAGAATCGAATCTACCTTCTGCAATCTTATGATGTTTCTTTGCTTGATTCATTGCAGTTCCATGCATTATTTCATCTGCTTTGTCCTTACCATATTCTTTTTCAAAGTAATCTCTTTTCTTTTTAAGGTCTTTGTAAATCTTTTCTTTAGTCTTCATGACTTCTGGAGACACACCCTCAGATGAACAATGTGATGCATTTATCTTCTTACCATCTTTATCATACTTACCAGATTTTTTCTTTGCAATTGCAATTGCAGCTTGTTGTGCTCGATTTTCGTTTTGTTGACCTGTTTCAACATTCTTGAGTCTGGTTAATCTGAGTCTATCTCTATCTTTTTCTGTATCGTGTTTTTTCTTAAGTTGTTCTCTTTCTCTACTTTGTTTAACTTTTAGTGCATCTGAAACTCTATCCTCTGAAAATACTCTTCTATCAAATTCTGCTGGATGTTCGTATTCAGCTGCAAGTGCAACATTTTTCATAGGTTTCATGGTCAATGCAGATTTCCATGCAGTTGCCATTTTGTTTGTAGGGAAGGATTTTACAAAACTTTTTAATCTAGGAAACACTTTAGTTGTATTCTTTTCTAAATCTTTTGTGTCTCCATCGTTATCTATGATGAAGAAATTTGCTCTACCGAATGCATTCTGTAGTTTACCCATGTTTGCACGAACTACTTTATGATTGTCTTTTACGATTTTATCTGGAATACTTCTGTCTCTTGTTCTATTTCTATCTAATGCAGTTTCTAAAGAAGTATTTACGAATACCATTGCAGTTTCGTAACCAAGTTGTTCTAGTAGGACTTTTTGTTTTAAAACTTTTTTGACATCTCTTGCAGTAGAATCGATAACCAGACCTAACCTACCTTTGACATACATATCTTGTCGTTTTGCAGTGATAGATTTTGCATGAACTCTAACTGCATCTCTTTTTTCTTCTTCATCTTCTGGCATCTTAAGTGAAAGACCTGCTTGTTTAAGTCCTTTCTCAAATGCCATATCTGAGTTTACATCTCGTAAACCCATAGATGCAAATCCTAATTTTTTAGCTGCAAGGGATTTTCCAGAACCTGGCCCACCTGCCATAAAGACAGCTTTAAAAACGCCAGGGTCATTTATTCCCTCAAGTAACGATGCGTATGTCTCTTCCAATGTCATTTCTTATGTACTCTGGTATATGATGGAACTCCTCTGAGAGTCCCATTCCCTTTCTTACTGCTTTATACAGTTGTTTTCCTTGTCTAAAAGTTCTTGGTAATGCAGAAGTAAATCCCTTCTCATCACCATCGAAAGCAATTGCTCTCATCTTAGATGCAGACATACCAGATATGTCATCTGCATCTGGGTCTCTTTCACCTGCTGATACCACTTGAATATCAGTAAAGTTGTAGAAACCATGTCTTCCTTTCACATTGTTGTACTTTGCAAGTAAAGACTCAAACTCTCTTATTCTATCAGAACCAGCAACCATCTTAATTTCTCTATATCCTTGATTATATAAATCAACAACCACATCAAACACTGTTCTAGAATTAGATGTAGAAACTATTACTTTTGCTGGTCTAAACAAGAGTTTCATAAACTTTGTTTTGGTTCTATAATCTAATGGATTTTTCTTTGGGTCTTGACTATGACTTGTATAGATAAATCCATCGTTAGAACCTGCGACCTGTTTTACTTTCATTGCAAGTTTAAGGTGACCAGCAGTTGGTGGATTGAACCGACCAAATGCAAAGACTGCTGTCTTAGATTTCACCTCAACTATGTCTTTGAAAGATTTCATATAGGTATTTATGTATTTTAAAACTTCTGTTGGTTATTTTTGATTGAATCAGTATCCCAGTCAACAATCTCACGACACCTTTCCCACCACTCTTTTAAGTCTTCATCTTCTTGTAATTCATCAATAACCTGTTGTCTTAGAGTTGGTGTAATGTTTAAATGAGTCGTTTGATTTAGTTGCCCTGCATTTTTAGAAAATGCAACTGCAACTTCCATACCTATGAACTCTAATCTTTCTAATTCTTCAATAACACCACGAGTCTCTAACAAAGATTCAGTTGTTGGATTTAATCGACCATCATTATCTGCAATATAATCGATATCATGTTTGTAAGGGACAAGTTTATCATAAGTATCAAACATTGTTTTTCCATCCCACATTGGTCTAGATAATGCAAAAGTATGATTCATCTGTATACCATCCATTCCACCTAACAGTAGATGTTCTGGATGTGTAAAATACAACATTCGTTTTGCACTATTATAGTATTTTTCCCACCCTTCTTTTGTATGTGCAATAGCATCATATAACCAAGGGCATGTCATTCCATTGTCCATTTCAGTAATAAGACCAGATATGAATCTATCCATTGGGTTTCTAACTACTAGATATGATGTCCAATCATCAAAGAATGGTAATGTTTGTAATGGTGGAGTCATGTCAAATTCACGATTTTTCATCCAATCTGGTGCAAACTCACTTGCCCAATCCCATCTATTATATTCACCAAAGAACTTTTTACATTCTTCTGAACCGATAGTCATAATCTCTGCTGTTTTAGAATGGAGATTATTTTCATCATGATGTGGAAGTTTAGATGTACATACTATCTTACGAACATCCTGTTGATACATCTGGGTTACAAGTTCGTGATACTCATCTGGTTCTAACCATGATTTAGGGTTTCTATTACTATCTTCAATCCAAATCCAGTCATCATCATTTATTTCATTTTGTGCATGAAGGTAAAATCTAATTGAAGAATGACCAACCTTACGAGGGGTTGTAAGAATTACTTTTCTTTTCTTTGATATGAATGTGGGATGATTTCTTTCCCAACATGATTCCCCTTGAAACTGGGGATGAACTTCACCTATGTCTGTTAGGTTAACTGTATCTACATTGTTGTGTTCTGCAAACTTCTGCAACGAATCCATAATATATCTCCATAATTTATTTGTCCCAATCTTTTTGGACTGTAAAGTTATTTAGTGAGAACTCCATCCTGTCTACTAACTTTACTGCACCACCTAAGTTGTCATCAATTGCAACGAACCCTTCTGGTGCAACCACATCATAACCATTACCTTTTTTAACAAACATACTGGTTAATTGACTTGCTTGGTTTAACTTATATAGTATTTTAGTTTTACCATAATTTATAAGTGCTTGAAACTCTACCAACTTAACAAGGTCTGGTAAAGACTTTCGTATTTCTGATAAAAACATATCTTTGTTTTTTGTTTTTGCCTCTTTACCTTTTACAGACTTTAACTTGTCTATTTCTTTTTGTAATCTTTCTTCTGCAAATTTAAAGTATCCATCTGCATGTTTCTTGTAGTTTAGTTTGAGTAAGTTGTCACCAGCTCTAACTCTACTGTTGTGATATGTTTTATAAGTTGCACCAGCAATCATACTATCTTGCATTTTAAGAAACTTATTAAGTTGAGGTGATGATATTGATTGAAAAACTTTTCCTGCTCTGGACATAAGTCTTCTCATTTCTGTTGTATCTTTAAAGTTGAATGTTGCAGTTCCAGAAACATCGTTGTATTCTGCATTATCCATCCAGACTTTGGATGACTTTTTAAGACCAGAAATATCTGCACCAAAAGATGCACTCATATCTGACAAAGATGACCCTTTATATGTTGTATGCCAAACTACTCCTACATTTGCTTTTCTCATAGTAGATGCAAGTTTAGATGTAGAAGGTACTGCATAGGTGATTGTATTGGGGCCAAAGGTAAGATAGGATTCACCATTAATTTTTTTCTTTTCTAGGTCTCCTTTGGTAAACATCAAGTCTCCCTGTAGGATTCCTTTAATACCTAAATCTTTAAAGTTGTCTAGACATATATGAAACTTCTTTGCAAGGTCTCCAGAAAGTTTTTCATCTATCTCTGCATGAGTCGTGTAGTATTCTTGTTTCTTTGCAAAGATACCTTTCTTTGCAACCAGAAATTCACCTGTTTCTGGATGTTCACCTACAAATACTGCTGGAGCTCCATCCCATTTAACAGTGACATTCTTTACACCTTTACTACCAGATGATAGCATTTTAGTCAATGATAGTAGGAACAAAATAGATTGTCTTGCACCATCAACTCCAGAGTTAAAGATTTCATCTTCGATATGTTCTAAATGTAAATTTGCTTTTGCCATATTATTCTGTAAAGAGTTCTACACCACCTCTTAATCCTGCTGTAGTTACTTGAATACCAAAGAACTTCATCAACATACTTATCATCTTTTCACCTTGTTTTTTAATCCATTCAAATGCCATATTAAGTTTTTCTTTTATCCAGTTCCACATTTGTATAAACTTATCTCTAATTTTTTTGTCGATATTAGAAACACCTTTTTTAATTTTATCTAATAGTGCAAACTCATCTAGTTGTTCTATTGTGTTTTCATGTAGTACTTTCCTACCTTGTTCATTCATAGTAAGTGCTTCATTCATGATACCACTAAATGTCATCATTTCTTCTTTTGCAAGTATCTTCTTAGTAAAGTTTAAAACTTTCTGAGGTGTTGCTTCAATATTACCACGAATTGACATATAAGGTGAACTACTTCCAGATGATTTGAATGATGCATAAAATTTATAAAGATTAGATAGTTTTTGAACATCACCCTCGTTAACTGTTTTTAAAGAATAGTTGTGAGTAATTTTACCCTTCTTATCATCAAACTCAACCATAGTATCTGCACGAGATATTGATTTATCTCCAAACTTTATTTGTCCTGTTGCAGCTTCAAACACAAAGTGTTTTTTAAATGTAGGATTACTATTGAAAAGACTGACCATTTGTTTTGTTAAGACTGCACCATTTTTTCTAACAGACTTTAATTCATCTTGGAATGGTTTTAATTTTTTCATTTGACTAGGACTTGCATTTTCCAAATCTTTTTCTAGGTCTGTAACTGTTCCTCTGTATCCAGAACCAGATAAATCTAAGGTACTTTTCTGCATAAAATCTACAATCTTTCTTGCATCATTAGGTGCATCTTTACCCATTGTCATTGATGCAGCGTTAAAGGTTGCAATACCTTCTTCTTTCTTTGCACTCATAACTTGAGAACCACCTACTTTTTTAAGTGATACTCTTTTCTTTCCAGACATGATATCTGTTTTTGGAGTTGCATTTTTACCACCCCATTTAGACCATTCTTTGGATATTGAACCACCACCTTTACCACTACCTGTTTGTGTTAGATTTGGTAATCCATTCTTATCGAATGTGTCTGCAAGTTTCTCTGCTTGTTTTACCAATGAACCAGACCATAAACCTTTTGTTGATACTCTTTCCCATTCATCTGGAGTTTCTTTTGATGGGTCTTTACCTTTTCTTGTTCTTTGTGCAACTGTAATCATTGCTTCCCAGTCTTCTCCAGATGGTGATGGTTCTTTACCTATACTACCACTTCCGAATGATACTTTAACATTTGTATTATCTTTTACCCATTGTTTTGTTTCTGCATCTTTTAGTCTTACTTTGATACCACCCTCATTACCACCAGCAAGAGGAACTACTTCTGTTTGTGATTTAACATATTTGAGTATCTTTTTTAGTTCATTTTTATCTAACTTGGTAGGAAAAGAATCAATATCCTCTGGTGTTTCTAGTGGAATGTTAAATGCTTCCTCTGATAAAATTAGATTTTGGAATAATACACTTTCTTTCTTCTGACCTTTTTTATTTTTATAATGACTATACAATGCATTAGCAAGTTGATGACCGAACTCTGTATCAGATGGATAGTGAACACCACCTATTTGTCTAGACATTCCTATGTCTTCACCTATCTTTTGAATATCTGCTTTATGTTGAAATGGTATTCTATCTGCAAGAAACAAACTTATAAATCTACCCTCTGTTGCATGTCCAGATGGATATGATGGTGTTTCTGCTGTCTTAAGTGTATGAACAGTAAAGTTAGTTTGGAACATGAACTGCAATGCATTTGCAAGTTTAGATGGTCTTGGTCTATTATAATGCACTTTAAGTTGTAGTACAATAGGTTGAATGTTGTTTTTTAATTCCTTAACTTCATCTAAAAGTTTTGTATCTAATCCATGTTTCTTGAAATAGTCTCGATATGGTTTCATAACTTTAGTATCAACCATATCCATAAATTCTAACTTCTTACCCTGTCTGTATTGTTCGTAAGATTGAAGTTGTTTTAATTCTCTTTTAGTTTGTTCTGATGAGTTTGGAAATGGTGTGTAATCTAACCATTGGGAAGATGGAAAATCCTCAAATACACCTCTGTCCGATTCAAGTTGATTCTTTCTTTTAGGTGACATTGGCATGTCATGACCGATTGCATCAAGAGTAGGATTTTCAATAATTTGTTCTTTAAATCGTTTCATAATACTATTTATGCAAATAAAAAAGGGAACAATGCATTGTTCCCTTAGTGGTAATTTACTCTGTTAGTTATTTGTGAAATTTTTCCTAACTTTATCCGAGCGGAAGGACACCAATCGACTCTATCTTTTACCCTACGATTTCACTGGGTTATTTTTTTAATCTATGTTGTTTGAGTACATTATCGTACTCTTCGATTTGATTCTGTAATTGAACCTGTCTGTCTTCTTGTATTTTAAGTTTTCTAAGATGAATGAGTTCCTTCTTCAAAGTAACTTTTCTTTGAAGTATATCAACTGTTGCATTGCCTGTTAAAGTACCAGACTTATTCCCATTATCATTAGACATGTTATAATTCCAATTTTCAAAATATATCGATTTCTTTTAACTCTTTTCCGATATATCAGCCATGGTAAAGCATCTTCACCAATTTTAGGATAATAATCCTTATTATAGTATTTATGCATTTTCAACCTCTGATTCAATGACTTTCATACCATTTCTTAACATTTTTAATTCATTAATAGTGTCTCTTGCATTCTTGTGAAGGATACCAATTCCACCTTCTGACTCCCATGCATCGATATTGTCTTGTCTGTCATCTATCAAAACATTACCTTTCTTAGAGAAAACCTTCTTCTGACTACCACTATGAGTGCATGTTACTACCACAAAAGGGTCAACATACTCCTTAATCCATTCGTTTTTATCCCAAACTACAAGTTGTCTGTTAACTGCACCTGCAGCTGTTAAGATTTCCCAGTTCACACCAGTATGTTTGATGTATCCAATCAACTCATGATAATCAACCATAGGTGGTAATTTTCTGAAACATCTTTTATCTGTTAACTCTTTCTTTCTTTTGTCATACTCAGAATGACCATAGTTGTCATTTCCTAGAGGATGACCTATCATTTCACTGATACCTTTTTCAAAATCGACAAGGACTCCATCCATGTCAACAAAAATATTTTTTACTGCATTATTTTCCATTTTCTTCGAATTGTGCCTCCATCACCTTCCAATCCTCTGGAGTATATCCAGTTTGAATAAACTCCCTCTCATATACAGTGAGGTTAGGAAATATATCTTGAATCAACCTTGTTCTGTTGGGGTTGAAGAACTCATCGATAAGTTCCTTAGTAGTATCTAAAACCATTGTTCCGACCTTACCTGTTAAGGGACTTGTTCTATGTAATTCAATCATTTATATCTCCAATTTATGTAACTATTATACCAAAATAAGTACCTATGAGTCAAACTATTTGAGATAGTCTGGCCCATAAATTCTCATTCCTTGAACAACATATCTTTGTTCTAAAATATTTCCTCTTGGTGCATTCAATGCTGGTGCAGACCATCCTGCAGCTTTTAAAACATCACCTTCTTTGAACTTTTTGTTCTTAAGATTAATGAATCCCCAAACAGACCTTTTTGGATAACTGTTTGAATTTGGGTCTTCAACACTTACAATCTTGATGTAAGAACGACCAACTTCAGCAGTATGATAACTTGCTTTTTCGTTATAATGTTTCCACTGTTTTTTGTATTCTTTATCAATGTCTTTACAGAGAGTTATCACTGCATTTTCTAGGTCTTCATTACCTAGAGGTTTATTTAAATATTTTGCTTCCATTATAAACTCCCCAAAACTAATAATACTGCAATTGCAACCATTGGTTGAACAAAGTCTGCATCTAATAATCCATGTTTTTTAATAAATTTCATTCTCACTCCTTAATTTATACATATAGTATACCAAAAAATGTACCCTAGTGTAAAGGTCTTTTATCACCATTTACAAAGATGTATTTTAAGTCGTAATTACCTATAATCCATATACCATACATTTGGTTTATTGAATCACATAGTAGTTTCCAACTTGCATCAATATTGGATTTATCCAATGCAAGTTGCATCTGTTTTGAGTTTAGAGGTAAATCGATGTCTCGAAAGTCACCACCTCTTTGTTGTATTCTAATACCATTAATCATAAGTTACTCTCCTAGTATTAACATTATACTAAAAGATGTACCTATGGGTCAAGTATTATATGAGGTTGCGTTCTCGAAATCGTGGTGGACATTACCAGCAATACAGTATCTATCACATTTTGTGATTACTGGTTTGACTTGGTGGTAACAATATGCTGGAAAGATAACTAACTGACCAGAATGAGGTTTAATTTCTAATAGGGTTTCTCCCCATTGTTTTGATTTATCTTGAACATGGTCTGCACACTTTGATAAATCTAATTCTATACTACCATCTGGAACAGTGCATATTTCTAGTGGTCTTGCAATTGCTGGGTTTTGAACTAGTGGATAATAAGTCCAACTTATACCTGCTGGGTCATGATTATGTGCTGGTGTAACATCATTGACTTCATATCCCATTCCCCATACTTGAGTAAACACTGGTAAGTAATCTGTAATGTTTGAGTTGTATCCTACAATTACTGAACCTATCCAATCTAAAAGTTTACACATGTATGGACTATCGAATGATTTCCAACCTGTAAAAAGTGAAACACCAGCATTAATTGTATCATGAACACCTTCACCTTTTCCATTTTTTTCGTGGATGTATTCTACAAGATGGTGGTTAATCTCATGTATATCTGGTGGTGCATCTATAGTAAATACTTTTGTATTTACACTTTTATCTGGAATGTCGTGATACTTATATCTGCCATCCATCTGTTTTTTCTCCACTGATTCTTTTTCCAGAATCACTATTATCAAATGCAGGGCCTGAGTCATGTAATTCTTCTGTTGCAGATTGTTCACAATCATACAACTTCATACGACTTCTATCTACACCTATGATGAATCTTCTGAAATAAGTTGGGTCATTATATCTATTCTTCAACTGTTTAACCATGATTTGGTCAAGTTCTTCTAGTTCTTCTGTAGATATCAATGCAACCATCAAGTCTGCTGTTGCTGGTAGACCGAATGATTCAGATGTATCTTCTAGACCTACATCTGTTGATGTAAATCCTTGTCTATTAGTTTGTGTTGCAGTAACGATTGGTAGTTTAAATTCAACTGCAAGTCCTCTCATTTCTTCTGCAATACTTTTAACCATTGTATAAGAATTTACACTTGCACCAGCTCTCATTCTTGCAGATGCACAAATGTTTAGATAATCAACATAGATTATATCTGGAAGGAAGTCTTTCTTAAGATTAAGTTCTTGAAGTAGATGTCTAAAGTGTCCTGTATGTGCAGATGCAGTTGGATACTCTTTGACAATTAGTTTACCTGTTGTCTTATCACGAATGGATTTAACTTTCTTATCATACATATCTTTTGGTAGATTTGAAAGTTCTTGAATAGGTAAGTTCATAAGATTTGCATCGATTCTTTCTGCAATCTTTTCTTCACTCATTTCCATTGAAATGTAAAGTACATTCTTACCCATCATGAGATTGTTGGCTGCACAATGACACATGAATAGTGATTTACCAACACCTGTTCCTGCCATGATAACATTCAAGGTTTTATTTGGTAAACCACCCTTCGTGATTTTGTTCATCATTTCAAGGTCAAATGGTAGTTTATCTTCCACTGTATTGTAGGATATAAATCTATCATCTGAGTCTTCGATAAAGTCATGACCAATGTGTTGGTCAAAAGAAACAGACAATGCATCTTTTAGAATATCTGGAATCTCACCCTTTTCTCTGGTGGATGACTTATCAATAATCTGAATACTTTCCATGACTGCATTATAGATTGCTCTATCTTTACACCACTTCTCAGTTTCATCTACAAGAAATTCATGTGGTGTTTCCTCAGTACTTTGTTTGCACTGATTGACAACAGTCATTGCATTCTTTACTTCTTCATCATTATATCCAGATAAATCATTGAGTTGAATACTAAGTGCTTCATGAGTAGGACACTCATTGTACTTCATAAAGTATTCACTGATTTGTTTATAGACTAATCGTTCAGACCTATCCGAAAAGTAATCTTCCTCAAGATATGGAATTACTTTTCTTGTAAATGTATCTGAAACGAATAGATTTTTTAAGATTGATTCTTCTATTCTATTCTGCATCTATCTCACTTTCTTCTTCGATAATATCACTATTACCATATTTAAATTCTTTCTTACAACATTCATTTAGTTGGTCTAAAATCTCTGGTGTAAAGTATGTCTCTGGATTGTTGTTAATGGTTTTACCAAATTGTGTTTTACCATCTGGTAATTCAATCCTTGTAGACACCTGTTTAAATATACCATACTTTAGTGCTAGGTCAAGTAGACCATAATATCTATCTAGACCTTTATCATATGTTAGTCGAACATCGACCATTTTGTTTTCAACTGTAAGTCTTGACTTTTGATTTTTACAATGGATAATATTACCAATAACTTCTGTTCCATCTTTTTCTTTTTTCTTGGATAGATAAACAATAGATGAAGCTGCATACTTCAATCCACTTCCACCACCCATTTCTTTTTGTGGGAACATAGAACCAATAACATCATAGGTATGGTTCGTTACTATCATCGGTATTCCTACCTTACCAAGTTTCAAAGTTAACACTCTGAATGTACCTTTGATAACTTGTGCTTTAGTCATGTCTCTGACATTTTTACCAGCACCAACATCTTCTGTTTCTTTGATTGTAGATAACATACCAAGTGAATCAAGAACGAAGAAAAGTTTTTCATCACCCTTTCTTTGTTTCTCAAATCCATCGATGATGTTTACTGCTTGAGTTCTAAACTCTTCAATAGTTGTAACTGGGACTAGAAGAATACGACTTGTGTCGATACCTCTTTCTTCTAACATTTCTTGAGTCAATGCAGATTCAGATTCAAAGTAAACGACATTACCCTCTGGGTTATCTTCTAAAAACTTTTGAACCATTCCTAGTGCAAAGAATGTTTTACCTGTTGCACTTTCACCTGCGAGTGCAGTAATCTTATTAGATGGGATACCTCGATAGATATCACCACTCACTAGTGCATTAAAAATATAAGAACCTGTATCGATATAACCATCAACATCACCTGCTACGATTCCATCAGATACAACTCCTGCTAACTCATTACCACTTGCTTTTGCAAGGTCTTTCAATAAATCCATAATATATTCCTCAACTGTTATTCTATTATACTACCAATCCCTGTTCTGTCAACCATTTCCTGTTTTGAAGGTGTTGGTGTTCAACCAATTCTTTGTTTTCACCATTATATGGTACTGCATGATGGTCTTTAATACTTTTATCATTATAACATTCTGTCATGTCTGGGTTGTAAATTCTTCCAAGTATTCTACCAAACTTTCCTTTCTCAGTAGATTCTACTAATACTGAATCATATTTTGCAACCCAATCTTTGAAGTATTGTTTTGATGCAAGACCAAATTTCTTTTCTTCTAAATCTCTGGTTCTAGATTCTGGTGTATCAATTCCTGTTAAACGCACTCTACCTTTATATAAAATATCAAATCCTAAATGTAAAGTTACATCACATGTATCACCATCAACCACTCGTGTAATATCTGCCCTGTAAATATGTGGGTTCATTTTCTCTCCTTTAGGAGACAAAATCCCCTAATAATTAATTAAAAAAATCTTCTAGACTCGACTGTGGTTCAGTCGACCAACCTATTTTTTCAAGTATTAATTTGAGAGGTTCAATGAATGACTTATCAAATTGTAAATCATAATCTATGTAGGAATGGAGATTAAACTCTCTAGGTAAAGTATTTATAAAACCAATGACATTCTCTTTGATTGGATTAGGTACTTTTAGATACAAGAATCTAATATTCTCACCACTTTGAATTGGTTCGAATTGCATATCTAATCCTTTCTGAACTATTAGATTATTAAACAACAAGGAAGCACGAACATGCATAGGTGTTCCTTTCTTATAAACTGTAACTGCATTTTCATATTCAACCAGATTATTTACTCTTCTGGGAAATGCAATATCATATGGTTCTAACTCTTTAAATTCTTTTCTTGCATTGTCGACAAACTCATGAACAAGTTTCTCATCACCCTTCATGACAACCTTTAATGCATCTTCTAACTTACTACGAACCCATGCTGGTGTGGATGACTTTGCAGTTTCGATACCCATCATTTTTAGTTTAGGTTCATTTAGTCTAACACCCTCGTTGTCATATACATTGAGGATGTATCTTTTCTTTGCAGTCCAAATACCTTTGTCTGCAATTACCTCTCGACCCATAACCATCTTGTTTTGATATGCACTGGAGTAATCTGCAAGGTCTTCATAACATGTATTAATAACATCTTGTATTTTAACATTTGCAACTTGGTCAAGAAAGTCAATAGGATTTTTTGGGTTAACCCTTTTGATTAGTTCATCGAATCTTACATAGATTGAATCAGTATCAATTGCAACAACATAATCATCTTCTGTATCTAAAATGGTATTTAAGTACTCGTTAACTGCATTTTCGACCCATTTAATTGCAAGTTGACCACTACTTGTTACAGCCTCTGCAAGACCAATCTCAAAATATCTAAACCACTCATTACCGATTGCACCATAAGCACTGTTCAAAGAAATCTTACGAACCATTTGGTTGTTGTATGCAATTGCAATATCACGATTGAGGTCTTGTTTCTTTCTAGGGTCATCTGTTTTTTCGTATTCCTTCTGATACTCAATCATCTTATTCTTCCATAAGACTCTCTCATCATACAAGTTTTCTAGAATCTCTGGAAGGAAACCTTGTTTTCTTTTACTGAACTTTGCACCATTTGGTGTTTGTGCAAATAGTTTATTTGTTTTAACTTCCTTCCTTAACATCATATCAACATTAGTTGTATCACTTGTCATTCCAGTAAATGTTTCTGGACTAATGTTGTATTGCATAATCAAATGTGGATACAGTGAGTTCAAGTCAAACGACATAACCCACTCATGCATTCCAACTTGTGGGTCTTTCACATATGCACCCATGAATTGTTGTTTCTTGGGAGCACCACTTCGTGCTGGTGGAACAATAATGTTTTGTTGTCTAAGTCGATTGAATATTAGAATATCCCAGTATCTTACTTGTCTGAATGCATCAAGATAGTTACACTTTGCAGTATATGCCATCTGAATCATAAGACCCATCAATCCTAGTTTGTCATCTAGTTCTTCAACCAAAGTCACATCACGAACATTATATTCTAGGAACTTCTGATAATCTTTCTTATAGAAAAGATGCATTGCACCAAACTCTTCATAATTGATTTTACCTTTACCAAGTTCAATTTGTGATATGTTTTCTAGTTTGTAACTGTCTCTTCTTTTGAATGTAAACTTTTGATAAAGTTGCAAGTAATCTACAACCTCAACACCAGTTAATGTATATGCTTGTTGTTTCTTACCAAATGTATCCCACTCTCGAACTGTTGTTATGTTCCATGGCGATAGTTGGTCTGCAATAGTATTACTGAATAGTTTACTAAGTCTATTATAAAGATAGGTGATATCAAACTGGTCAACATTCCAACCAGTGATAATATCTGGATATATCTTTTTGTATTCTTCTAGGAAAGTCTTGAGAAGTTGTTTCTCATTTTGACAATGGAAGTATTTAATTGTTGGGTCACCATGTTCCCATGCCTGAGTACCAAAGACATATTTGGTATCATGTCCAAACATCTTAAATGTGATTGCATTGATTTCTTCTGCAGCTTCTGTTGGTTCTGGGAATCCATTCTCACACTCACACTCGATATCAAGATTCATGATACGAACATGTCTCATCATCCACTCAATATCTTGAGGGAAATATTCTGCAATGTATGCGTATGGATGTCGTTCTATTCCATGAACATCAAAACCTTCTACATCCTTCCACTTCTCACGAAACTGTCGTGCTTGTGCAATAGAGTTGAACTTTTTAGGTTCTAGGTTTTGTCCTTTTACAGAACGAAAGGATGAATCTTTGTTCGTTGGAACATAGAATGTAGGTTTGTATTGAACCTGTTTTTGGATATACTCCCCATCCTTGAACTCTCGAACAAGGATTAGGTTTCTATGCTGATAGACATTTGTATAAAAGTGCATGTAGTTATTATACTACTAGATTACTTTTTGGTCAACAAAATGTTTTTTTAGATTTGATATCTTATCTTCTGCCTCTGCAATCTTAGCAAGTTGCAAGTCGATAGACTCAAGTATCTCTGGATGTTCTCCAATACCTGCTGGTTTTTCTAGATAGATATCAATATTCATCTTTGCTTCTGCAATGATGCCTTCATACTTTAGAAGGAGTGCTTTCACGATTCTTGTTTTCATTATGTAATAATAGATGGTTGTGGTGGAGTAATTACTTGTCCAGTGATTGATTCGTATTGATTACGAAGTTTCTGTTCTGGTTCTGCTGTAAATACTATATTCTTGTGGTTGACTAAGATTGTTTCATCTTTTGCCATTGACCCATAAGGAACTAACTGGATGTTAAATCCTTTTTCAGTTTGACTCATCAAAATACCAAGAGGATTTTTCAATGTTACTGTTGATTCACCTTCATCTTTATATTCTGTTACGAGTTCTTCACCTGTAACTAATTTCAAATATTTTATATTCATACTTCCTCTAACATTGTCATTAATCGTTCAGCACGATTAGTAACTTGGTTATACCATCTAGAATCTCTTCCTTCAACTGCAGCTTGTTTCCAATCATTTCTTTCGATTGCAGCTTTAAAGTTTTTGAATTTAGATAGTCTTGTCATACCCATGTTAAAGGTCATGTTAACTAAAACTCTTTGAACTTCATCTGGATAAGATTCTAAATCTGGATAAAGTTTTCCACATTCCTCTACATGTTCTGCATAGTCATGTTCCCACACTTCATCCACTCTTTCTTCTGATACTGGTGTATCAACTGGTTGACCAAACTCTGGGTCTGAGTCTTTTACTAGGTGTCCAATCCCAAAGGTAGGATAACCTAAGTGGTCTTTGTAGATTGCATAAACGACACCTTCATCCCTTATGATTTCTTCTTTTAACTTACTTGGATTCTTGATTTTCATCTTTGAGTAACTCCACGGCTTTATCACCTTGTTCTTGTAACATTTCGATAAGGATGTCACCCATGATTTGATTGAACTCTTTATCATCTGATATAGTTTCTTTCATCGAGTCTGGACACTTACGAACTGCTCTAGTAAAATTTATGGTTGGTGGTGTATCATCATCTTCTACTGGTAGAAACTGAACTTCACCATAGGTATATATAACTCCTTCATATTTACCCTCAGTGATTTCTACACCATTCTCACCATCGTTTGCATTGACAACGATTTTATAATTTGGAAGGGACATTACTGTGCCTTAAATACTTCGTTGACAATATCTTTCTTGAGTTTTTTGGTATCAACATCAACTCCTAGTTGTTTACCCTTTTCAGCAAGTTGTGCTTTAGTGAGTTTACTAAGATTTGGTCTTGATATCTTTGTAGTTTTCTTTGGAGTAGATTTAGGTGTAGGTTTAACTACTGGTGGAGTCTTAGACTCTTGATATGCCCAAAATCCTATTCCAAGAATTACAACTGCAATAATAACATATTCCATACTATACATTCTCCTCAGTAGAATCTAAATCCACACTAGGGACTTCTTCCACTGAATTTTCATCAAGTCCAAGTTGTCTCAATGTAACTTGAACTTCGGTTAACATTTCTGCTGGTGATGAGTTCCCATAAGGGTCTTCTTGTGCATTATCAGTAAGATTTGGTTCTGGGCAGAATAATTCTACAGTACCATTTACAACTAACATTGCATATCTCCAAGACCTTAGTCCAAAACCTAGATTGTCTTTTTTAACTAACATACCTAAACTTCGTGCAAGGTCTCCGCATCCATCTGCAAGTGGTTTGACTTTCTCAATACCTTGACTTTCGAACCATGCATTCATTACGAATGTATCGTTTACAGATGTACAGTAGATTTCATCTACTCCAGATTCAATGAACTGGTCGTACATTTCTTCAAAGCCAGGTAATTGTTGAGTCGAACAAGTTGGAGTGAATGCCCCAGGCAGTCCAAAGATAACAATTTTCTTGTCATCCATTAATTGGTCTAAGTGAACAACTTTCCAGTCATCGTTTTCACGAACATGAAATATGACATTGGAAAGGTCGTTTAAATTTCCTTTGTTTAACATAATAAAATACCTTTATAATTTTTATAACTATATTTAGTATACCACGAGACTGGATGTTGTCAACTCTTTTTTATCCCACTAAAAATTCTTTAGATAACTTTTTAGTTCCTATAGAGATTTTCTTAGGTTTCTTTTCCTCTGGAATAATTTTAGTAAGTGGAACAGATAAAATACCATCTTCTATAGATGCAGAACCGACTTCAATGTCATCTGCAAGAACAAAGTTTCTTTTCCATTTACGAGATGCAATACCAGTGTGAATTGCACTTGAGTTTGCTACTCTATCTGGATTTGGGTCTGACTTATCACCAATGACTCTTAGTTCATTTTCTTGAACTTCGATATCAATGTGGTCTTTTCCGAAACCAGCACATGCAATTTCGATAACAAAGTGTTCATCATCGACTTTTGTGATATTGTAAGGGGGGTATGATTGACTGTTGTTTCTTGAAACATTATCGATTCTTCGAAAGAAGTCATCAATACCAACTGAGAATGGACTTGTTAGGTTTAACATTTCCTGTAAGTCCAGCGTGCTTAATTTTACCATTTTTGCCTCCATTATTATGCAAGGTTAAATTATGTGACCACTAAATGTGCATCACTATAGTATATATAAGGATTAATCTTTAGATTTCAAGTCTTTTTCAACAAATTCTTTAATTTGTTCAAGTTTATACCATAATCCAGAATAGATTCTAGTACTATCTTTAGTTTCTACGATATATCTCTTATATCCATAGGGTCGTTCAGAAAAGATTCTGACATCCCCATAAGATTCTTCAAGTAATCTCATATATTAATTATCTCACTAATTCTTTATTTGTCAAGTAAATAAACTAATTATTTTGAATGCAAGTAGCATGAAACCAAACATACAAACTTGCACAATTGATGCATATGTTATTTGCCTCATAGGATGCATCTCAGTAAGTTTTTCTATGATAGATTCGTTTGGTGATAAGTTTACGACTCGTAAGACTTTTTCTGGTTTAGAAAAGAAGGGAACATACATTTTATAATCCTGTAATAGAGAAAACAGACACTAAAAAGAACGATATTAGTGTCCCAAGTTCAAGCGTATCTCTGAGTTTCTCTTTCATACATAGTATATATAATATGTTATAACTAGAGATTATATTAGTTTTTTACAAGTTCTTTTTGCTCTGTGAGTCACATTTAAGTTATTACCAATAACAATTGCCATGAAAGCATTTGTTGACCTTATGGTTCTTTTGTTTAGATTACCATTTTTTCTATCGTATTGAATTGCTGGTGTTAATACTGCAAACTTAGTAAAGAACATATCGTTGACTGTTGGTCTTTTACCGAACAATGGATTTGCTTCTTCTATACATTCGTATTTAAGACCACGATAGGTTGTATAGATATCTGCAAGTTGTAATGTGACAAACAATGTCCAATCAAACTTAGTAGGATGGTCAATCAGTTCCCAGTGGTGTGTATATTCGAACCTTTTCGGATTTACCTTTAACAAGTATCCTGTCGACTTCTCTAAATGCTCTTGATGGACATAATCGATAAGTTCTTTCCGATAACAACAAGTCCACCCCATCATAATTTCTTGTTTGTCCCTCAAGTCGAGCTCCCAAGTTAACGGCATCTCCGATGACTGAATAGTCAAATCTAATTTCTGACCCCATGTTTCCGACAATACATTCTCCTGTGCTGATGCCAATGCCGACATTAATAGGAGGCAAGTTGAGAGGAGAAAGCTCTTGATTAAGTTTCTTTGTTGCATCTAATACTTCCAATGCAGATTTAACTGCTAATTCAGCATGGTCTTTGCAATCAAGAGGTGCATTCCAGAATGCCATGATGCAATCACCCATGTATTTGTCTATTGTTCCTTTATTATTTATGATTATCTTAGTCTGAATGTCAAGAAACTTATTGATTAGTTCTACTAATCCCTCTGGGTCATCATCGTTCTTATACTTTTCACTGATAGGTGTGAACCCACATATGTCCATGAACATGAAGGTCATCTCTTTTCTCTCTCCACCGAGTTTTAAAAGTTCTGGATTCTTTGCAAGTTCATCTACCATCTCTGGTGATAAGTACTTTTTAAATTGTCCTTTGATTTGTTCTTTTAACTTGTAGGTTACAAAGTACTTGTTGAAGGATGCATGTCCGAATACCAGTAAACCTGTTAAGGATGCATAAAGTGAATCAAACAGTATTAAGTTTTCTATCCATATCCAATAAGATACTGCAACTGAAAAACCAATTACAGTTATTGATGCAATACCAGATAGGTATGTTGGGAATTGATATACCATGAATAAAACTAAAAGTCCCAGACCGATGACCAGAACTATTTCTGCAAAATCCAGAAGAAAATTATTCTGGATTCTGTCACCAGAAAGTACAGTTTGGAGTAAGTTTGCTTGTACTTCATGAGGATACATAACACCATATGGAGTAGAAACTGGATTATTAAATCCCTCTGCTGTCATTCCCCAGATAAGTATTTTGTTCTGGTATGATTCATCCAGTTCTGATGCACTTACTCTTTGAAACTTGTTCCAGTATGTTATCATAACATCTGATGTAGATGTAGTTTCTATAGGTTGTTGTCGACCCATTCGTATCCATTCGATACCTACTTCTGGTGTCACTCTGGTTTGATAGTTTGGTTGGTCGTAATATGCACGAAGAGTTTCAAGTGCAACCGATGGATATATCTGGTCATTTGCAGAAACGATAAGTGGTGCAGACCGAACAGTTCCATCAAAGTTTGGTGTATCTGGTAAAGGTGGAGTAGAAACTGTTACTCCTACACCATAAGTGTTATCTTGTAGTACTTTGATAGGTGCAGAGATACCAGAAAAGTTCCAGATAGAATCTTTAATATCTCCACCACCGAATACCGAAGTCTTTACATATGGTGCAGAACCAGTATCTTTTTGACTTGTTGGAGCTGCAGATAAGACACTCAATCTATTTACAAGACCTTCTGCAAACTGATTATCTCCACCGAATCTATCTGGTTGATTGAATACTTGAGTAAATACATGAGTATTGGTGTAATGTGATTCTAACATAATATCTGCATAGATATTACGAGGCCATGGGTATTGACCATACTTGTCTAATGATTTTTCATCAATATCTACAAGTACAATGTCTTTTATGTGTTGAGATTCTTTTTGTTGATGTAATACATCACAGTAAGACCACTTGATATTCTCTACAAGATAAGGTGACCATATCTTTAAACCTACCAACACTCCAAGTGTAAGTAGAACTGTTTTCCAATTATACATTTAATTCTTCTTCTAGTTCTATTATATAGTCTTTCATATCAATCATCCACTCTTTGAGTCTCCGATGTTGTTTGTTGTGAAATTCTTTGTAGTACTTATCTGTTGATTGGATTGCCATTGCTTGATGATAATCCATAGTTTTTAATACAAGTGCAATTGCATCTTGATATGGCATTCTCACTAAGGTTGAAAACTCTCTCTTTGTCACTCAAAATAACTCCTAGTTTCCTTGAGTCACATTAACAGTACAACCACCAGATGTATAACAATTCTGAGTCAATGAATATGTCTGATTTGTTCCACCTTGTTGTAAGAGATTTAATGTTGTAGGTTGGTTACCTTGTATTCTAATTTGTGCATTGTGATTACCACTTCCCTTTTGAGTCATGTCTGTTATAGAACCATCTGAATTACCATAAAAATATGCATGACTGTAATGAGTACCACTACCTTCTTGCCATGATTCATGGACTACATCATCTGCATGAATATCTAAGTTATGTGTATGGTCTCCACTCTGATAGATGTCTACAGTGTTTTCATCACCCCATATATGTCTACCATATGTTGCACCATCATATTGTATTACTGATTCAGTATTGTTTGAACCATCAACATCACCACCCCAGTTCTTACCAGAACCCCAGTATGAAACCCATGAGATTGAGTTTCCAGTACCTACTTGCAAGAAATCAAATGTATTGTTTGAATGTGCAAATGAAAAGTTAATTGTATTTCCATATCCCTGTTGAGTTGCAGTGATTGATAAGTCATCACCAGCACCACCCACTTGTTCTATATGAATATGGTTGTCATCACTAGGCCCTGCATATACTGGTAACCCAATACTAATTAGACTGATTAATAATAATTGTCGAATCATCTCCATCCCCTATGAGGATTATACCCTCATATCCTTCTACTATTGTTTCTAGATATACATTTGAACCACTTCCAAATGCAATCTCTATAACTCCATTTACATCTCTAAAGAAGATTAACTTTTCATCTTCAATAAAGACATTGTATTGTGAGTCTTGGTTCAATCCTAATACTGCACCTTCGACTCTAAAAGTTCCGATACTACCACCAGTACTATCTGATGATGCACCTCTTATTTTCTTATCCAGTTCTTCTATAACATCAAGAACATCTACAAGTAAGTCTACATTCAATGCATCTATATCTAATGCAGTGAAATCATCTTCCATTGTTTCTTCGAGTTCATCTTTTTCCAACTCATTAAATTCTAGGAAATCTACATCTAGAATGCCTTGGTCTTGGTCGAGGTCATCTGCAGCTTGTTCTTCTATTGCAATTTTAACCTCTTGTGGTGGATTGACAATAAACATGTTATCAATCATTGAAGGTGTAATGTTCTGAATCGTTACTGCAACTGTTGGTGGTGTCTCGAAAGAAGATACCATTGTTGCTTGATAAGGTTGGTTCAATAACATTTCACCACCTTCATTACTCACCACTATTTCTCCAGATGCAAAACCATCATCATCTGGAAGCAAAACTACAAGTGACCTACCAAGTTCATCAATTGTAGTTGTAAAATCTGTTCCATTTATAGCAATCTGTGCCGTAGGTGTGGAGACCTGTATGTTTGCTTTCTTAATTTTCTTCCCACTTCCACTAGCAAACCTTGCAGTACCCTGTGCCATTCTAATTGACATCTTGGATAAAGATGGATTAGGGTCATAATAAACTTCATCAATGTACACTCTAGTATGTTCAGTTAATGCAAGTTCTTCTTCATCTAAGAACTCAATCAACATACGACCATTTACTGTTTGTGCTTCATCATATAAAACGATATCTGAACCTACATTACTAGGTAGTCTTTCGTTATTTCTAACTATACCACCTACACCTGTAGACTCTACAATATCTCCTATGGGGTCTTGTGCATAGACAGACCCCATAAGTAGAAATGCACTAACTATCGTTAGCTGAATCTTTTTGATTAATTTGAATTGTTGCATTATCAGAATCTATGTCCATGATGATTTTTGCATCTGGAGTTGCACATGAATTACCAGACCCAGAAACACATGTTCCAGATACTTGGTTAATATCAATGTCACCACTGTCACCTGTATAATCTACAGTCTGAGTATGAGCACCATCTTTCATTAATACATTTAGGTTGTTACTGTCACCAGTAATTTCCCAATTAAAAGTGTTATCATCTGATTCAAAGTCTAAGTCAAAAACATTTGAATTACCAATAATGGTCATATCCAAATCTAATCTTTCTGCACTAAACTGGTAGCCTTGGTCTAAATCCCAAGTATTCGAATCACCTGTTACTGTAATATCGTATACTGAATCATCAGCAGACCCTTGATAACCAATATTCCAATCTAAGACATTCGAATCCCCTGTAAATGACAAATCAAAATCCGATGTGTCTGCAATCAAAGGGCCGAATAATTTATTCTGGTTACCTATCTGGTCGATATCAATAGTAAGCGTAGTACCTGTTATGACCATCTTTTCATCAGCATCAGAGTTGTTTGCAACTTTGTTACCGAATCCTACTTGGTCAATATAAAGGGTTAAAGTATCCCCTTCTTGGTCTATTCTAATCTCATTGTCATCAGTTGCTTGTGCGAAAAGAATGTTAGTCGACATTAGTGCAATTAAGCAAAAACTAATTAGTTTCTTCATTTTCTTCAAGCTCCTCGAAAGGTTCTAGTTTCTCACCAGTAATGTTTTCAACTTCATCATACCATGCGTCCACAGCATGTTTATCATTAGTACCATCACTCTGATGAGGATGTCTATGACCTTCCTCTATTACCCAATAGCCTCTATCGTGGCCTTGGTATATTAATTCCAACACTCCTGCTTCAATAGCACTTCGTGTTGCGTATGTCACCGACTCATTATTACCCACTCCATCCTCGATTTCTACTAACTGAGTTCCTTCTTCGATGAATCTAAAAACATCACCACCAGAACCATAACTCAATATAGTTTTTCGAGTCTGTACATTTAATAAAACTTCTCCAGTTAAAACAGAGACAGCTCTAATTGAAACTGTTACAGCATCTTGTCGATACTGTTTAGTAAAACCAATACCAAGTGTTCTAGCACCTTTTCCGCCAGTCTTGATATTAGTATCATAACCTATAACTCCACCTTCAATAATCATGCCTGCAAAGAGCATAGGTGCAATTCCTTTTGACTCTTCACCTTTTGCATCTGCCCACTCTTTCCTTGCAGAACGAATGATTTGTCTTTCTCTTACTAGGTGGTCTAATCCTGTTCTTTCTACAACTCTAAACCATGTTCCACCACCAGCAGTTTTTAGTGCATCTATTAACATTGCATCTGCACCTTGAGTCACTGCTGTCGAGAACGAAGCATACTGGTCTAATTGTTTTCTTTGACCAGTCAAATCTTGGAATTTATAAACTGCAACAATGGGTTGTTCCTTTGCTGGTGGTAAGTCTAGTAATTCCAGATATGCTGGAAGTTTTACAACGATAGGACTTTCTACACAAATATATTGTCTAGTCCATGCCTTTGCAACTCCAGTGACTATATCTTTTCTAAATCCTTCTTCAAACCTTCCTGTTTCATATGCACAATCAGCTGGGTTCTCAGAGAACTTAGGTGTTGATGCACATCCAGTTAGGAATACAAAGGTTAGTAATGCAACCCATCTCATTAACCGCCCCCATCACCATCACCAGAACCATCATCACCAAAGTATCCTGTTCCGATTGGTATTTCAATAACTGTTGATGAACCTTCTTGGTCAACAATAGTCATTCTGATGAACTCTGTACCATCTTCGTTTGTAATAACTTCATATGTAACTGTAGAACCTTCTAAAACAAATGACCCAAATCTTACTGGGTTGTCATTTGAAAACATAGATTCGACTAATTGTTTTGCCATCTGAGCATAAATTCTGCTCTCTAAATTTCTAATAAATTTTGCAAGAGTTGTATTATCTGCTTCTCTTTCTGCAGCTTTCCTTGCAGCCTCAAGTGCATCTTCGATTGCCTTCTTTCTGCTGAACTCTTGGTTCTCGATTGTAAGATAATGTGCGCCAGTCCCTATTCCACTGAACGATGGATTCTTAAACTGGTGTTTAATTTCATCTGCTTTTACACTTGATGCACCAAATACTAAAAGTATTATCCATCCAAGAACTAGTAATTCTTTATCCTTCTTTAGTTTCATCCTTTTCCTTTTCCTCTTCCAAGTATTTCTGTCTTTCACGATATTCTAAGACAACATTAATCTTTTGCTGAAGTCTTATCATGTCTTGGTCTAACATTCTGAGTTGGTCTGTTAACTTGATTGCACTTGCAAACATTCGACCTAATGAGGGTTTAATCTCTTGAGTTACAAATTTCCATGTAAAATAGATAAAGTAACCCATTCCCAATGCCATTGCGACTGGAAATCCGAACTCTGCAATTACTTGTGCTATCTTTTCCATCAATCTCTTCTTGCATCGATTGTCCCATCCTCTACAAAGTTCTCTGCCCTAGCAACCCTATCTATAGGTGGTGTTAGTTCTAATGCACTACTCACCAGTAAATCGATTCTTAAAATGTCATTATTCATGACTTTTGCACGAGTTTCTAACATATTAATGATATTTTCTGTGCTTTTTATTTGTCCAATTACAGAGTCAAAGATATATTTCATACTTAAAAATATGAAAAATGCCATAACGACTGCACCAAATATAGGCACACCCACTTCACTCATAAAGTTTAATAAAGACATAATCTCTCCTGTTCGTAAGTATTTATAACTTGAAAGGTCTTAAAATGGTAAAAATACCAATTTAGAAAGTCATGGAAACACCACAACCACAAGATGCAGTAACATTTGGGTTTTCGAAAGTAAATTCTTCTTGGATTCCATTCTTTACATAATCTAAAACTAGATTATTAACATAAGGTATTGACATTGCATCAATATGAATGGTGAATTTACCAAAGTCTAAAACTTGGTCTGAGGGTTCAGAGGTGGTGTTGTAGTCAAATATATATTCATATCCACCACAACCACCACCAGTGATTCCTAATCTAATCTCAGAGACACCTTTATCCTCTGTCCTTTTCAACAATTGTAAAATTGCAGAATCAGTCAGTTCGATATTAACTGTCGGCTTTGAGTATACGATAGGCTCCATAGACAAGTCCTGCCCATGCCAACCATTTGACCACTGGGCCAAGTATTAGTACTCCGAGAGAGATTCCGACTATAACAGCACCATCTAAAGTAGATAGTTCTTTAAGTCTTCCTTTGATAAAATCCATAAGATTTTCCTCTATTTGAACTCAGATACATTACCAGCTTCATCCCTAGTTATGATATTAACTAGTCCCAGTCCCTTTCTTCTAATCAACTCGTTTTTTACTTTTTGTCTGAGTTTTGGTTTCGTTGAAGCATTATTATAACATTCTAATAATTCTTTCACCGACTGATTTTTCATATAGTGATGAATCACTTGGGACTTTTTAGAACCCCTAGTGACTTGCACATGAGACTGTTTATACTTAACTGGCATAGTTATAGTATTTATAAGAATAAGAACTTATAAATTGTCACAAAATTGTGTCAAATGTGACAATTATGTGACATAAATATACCTATGATAAGTAATATATTTAAAAGATTCCATAAGTTTATGAAATGTGGAAGGATGCATAAAGTAGTAAAAGCTGCAGGTATACCTAAGATTTCTTAAGATTTTCTAATTCTTTCTCAATTGAATCTATCCTCTGGGATAGTAATGGATAATCTTGTCTCCATTTTGCCTCTTTCTTTGCAACTTCGATATCATATCGATTTGCAATCCATGCCATCAATCCATTTACATAGTTCTGAAACCAGATACCGAGTTTAGTTGATTGAAACCATTTATAGAAAGAACTTCCTATAATAGAAGACAAAATTGATTTAAGTGTAAGAGTTATTAGGAAACTCATTTGGATGCATTCGATAGATGTTTTATATAATCATCTATGTTATGGTCTGCAACAAAGTCTATCCGACCTTTGATGATAGTAGATAGCAATCCCCAACCTTTATCTCTGATTCTTTCCCAAGACCATCGACCAAGATTAGTTACTTGTCCATTTGATTTTATATAAACACAACTACCATTGTGTCTCCATCTGAATACTGTAGGTACACAAGGTACAACATCGTTGTTGTTTACATGTCTTTGATGTTTTAAATGTTTATCACACCACTTAGAAAACTGAGGGCCTCCTGCTCTTGGAGAACCATATGTGAACAAAGTATCAACATCAGTCTTTTCAACATATTCTAATCTAGATGCAATCAATGTTGCCATTGCACCACCAAGTGAATGTCCACAAACCCATATCTTTTTATTGAGTCCATATCTTTCGACTCTTGCAAGAACATGTTCCCAGACTTTATCTACTTCACCTCTAAATCCTTGATGGATTTGACCGACTCCTGTAAAAGAATCTTCTTTGAATATCTCTAAGTCTGCATAGATATCATTCATTTGAGTAGGTTCAGTACCTCTGGCTGCAATAACTAAATCAGTATTGTTATGCCATACATGAACTTGAGCACCATCTATATCAAATAGTTTATGTGCTTTCATACCTTTTCCTTTACCAAACATTTTTCCATCTGCTTGATTCATGTATGCAGCTTTAGAATACTCTGCAAAGAGTAATCTTTGTTGTGGTAGGGTTAGGTTGTCCATGTTCATTTACTTGTTTACTACACCTATGTTGTACTTTGGTATAAGTTCCCACTCATGTTTTTCTTTATGAGGAAGAACTTTAATCTGACTCATTGGTGCAATTGGGTCTGTATGATTATTAGAAATGACTTTCAATAATCCCCATTCCTCTAAAAGTCTAGCAATAGAGTTTCTTCTACCGATATCAGATTCGATTAGAGAACTATCCTTACCATCTAGTAAGAACAATTCCTTAAAATGCACGAGGAAGTATCTACCTCGTTTATGTAGTATGTGGCAAGATTGGTAAAGTATTTTTTCCTTTCTGGATGCAACACCGATTCGTGTTAATGTTTCTTTAACCTTTAGAAAATCATCCTGTTGTTTTAACTCTACCTCTACCATGTTGGAGAGGTCATAACTCATTACTGTCTCCCACCTTTTTTCATTCTCTCTTTCATTATCTTTATTTCCTTTGCAGATAGAACCTTATGGTATTCCTCTGCTTTGGTCATTGAACAATCATAATATTTTGCAATGACTTTCATATCTTCCAATACTCTAGGTTTACTCCATTTGGAGAACCTTTTTCTTTTCCTTAAAGTATTTAGGAAATAATGAAATTGAAGAGTCGAATCTAGGTGAGATTTCGAGTTCATTTCGTTGGCATATAGAATGCAGTCTTGATGATAACTAAGACTTTTGTTGGTAAGAAAAGGTGAATATGATTTGCGTGACACATCATCTACCATGATATCTTTCTTGGTAAATGTTATTGCAGTAACGAAATCAAATGGATTCATTTTTGGGATATCACTTTTTCTTTGAGGTTAGTAGTTGAAAAGGAATGTTCTCTACTAGTGTAGTAGATTTCATGAAGTCCTTTCCCTGTAAATTCTTTGTTTGCCCAGTCCTCTCCTATAAATCTTAAGTGGATGGGTTTTGTTGCTTCTAGTAAATCAAGTAAACTTTGTTCAGTGTCATAAGGTATAATCTCATCAACATACTTGATTGCATCCAATTGTATAAATCTTTCATATACAGATTGAATAGGTTGACTTTTTTCTTGTCTATCAATCGATGGGTCTGTTTGTAATCCTACAATCAGATAATCACAATTCTCTTTTGCTTCTTTCATCATTACTACATGTCCAGAATGTAATAAGTCGAATGCACCACATGTAAATCCTACTTTCATAATACTATATCCATCATATCTTTAAAAACAAAATCAGAATCATAATAAGAATAAAAGTCTAAAGCATTCTTTCTATATTCATTTCTCATATCATTATCATTTGTAAGTTCTACTATTAGGTTTTTACATTCTTCCATATTATTTTCCGATAACCATATTGTCCCACTGTTATCGATATCTGTCAAGGGTTTATCGTAGTATCGATGAATACAAAGGTCTCCATATTCTTTTCTAAAAACTGGAACTGCCCCAACTGCAACTGGTTCTAAATGTGTAAACTCTAAAGACTTTGCCATATACTTTTCTCCTAGAAGACTCAACTGATATCCATAAGAAGATAAAGATAATCTTTCTAGTAACTCATCATTTACATATTGACCAAACACTGTAACTTTATCACCATATCTTTCTAGTAAATCTACTTCATCTACATCTGAGTTTATTTCATTGTAAAAGTCATATTGGTTTTTAAACTCTATAAAGACTGGACTTCGTTCTATCCCTTCTAATGTAGTTAGATGACCAGCACCTTTTAAATACTCATCATGGAATCTAATCATCAAGTCATAACCTTTCCATCTTGAAGTTCTACCTATCCATTTATGATGATGTGCATCTTGTTCCTCAATTCCTTTCCAATACTTTTTGTAATTTGAAAATGATATTGCAGGCTGCATTAAGTGAATCGTTCTGTCTGCATCCAAATCAAAAAGATTTGGTGTGTTCACCATTTCTGCAAAATCACCAGTTTGAGAATGTGCAAAGATATAGTCTACCTTTTCATATGATTCTTGTAATAAAACATTTCTTCTAAGTGATGATATGTTATGGTCATGTTGTATGGAAACCTTTTTAGTTTTTAAATCAAATAGTTTAGAAAAGTTTTCAATACATTCTTTACTATGACTAACAGATGGAAGAGAATTAAAAATTATTATATCTGATTCTTTGCATCCTTCATAAACCTCATCAAAATCATCACGACCAAAATGGACATGAACTAAATTGTGAAAAGTATGTGAATCATTTCTTGACCACTTTTTATCTTTAGATGCATAGACAGTTGTATCATAAGAGTTTTTAATTAACCAATCTTCTAACTCAACGCAGTACTTGGTTACACCACAACCCTCAACTCCTCTGCCCATTACTATTGCAATTTTCATTCGAAGTTTAACCTTCCTACACTTGCACTTTTATGTGCATTATTATACAAAACTTTTATTCTTTTAAATCCATTAAACTGAGAATGTTCTGCAAGTCTAATCTTCCCATCTTTTGTTGCATACTTAACAAAGTCTGGATATAACTCTATAAGTCTTTCATGACTTTTATTGATTAGGTCAATTGTTCTTGGATTATCTCCAGCTTGACAACCACCTTCTTGACCCCACTTACCAACATATCCAAACTTACACCAGACTCTATTTTTATGACCTTGAAGTAATAATTGTAAATGTAAATTTACATCCTCACTAATTAAATCATGATTCCAAATTAACGAATCCAAATCTGGAAGTTTAGAACCATTGTAAAATGTTGCAACAATACTTTCTGTATTTTCCATTGTATCTTTTCCATTTGGTGGTAAGTTTCCTCTTCGAATCCCAGCAAAAGTACAATCAGTATTTAACCATTCAATAGTTGTATCATAGAACTCATGCCAATCTTCTTCTGTTAAAGGTCTTTTAGTTGGTGATTCAGAATATCTTTTTCGTAATTCAATATCATCATCTAACATTCCAAATAGAGAATCATCAGCATGTTCCATAATTATTTTTCTAGTTCTAGATATTCCTATCCAGTCTTCTGGAAGGACTAAAATTGGATAACCATTATATAAATGTTCTTCGTGTGGTTGAACAACTAATGTAGTTTTATCTTGTAGGAACTTTGGAAGATTATCAAATGTAATTTGTTTATCTGACCTACCTAATGTTGGAATGTATAGTCTCATAAAAATGCTTCTAAACTACCTTTCTCTTCATACTTACTTGCATGTTGACCAATAGGTTTTTCTGATTTACCACCTTGACCTTTTGTTGCAACATCTGTTGAACAATATGCAACACATGATAATCTTATTCCATCACCTTCAATCTTGGTAACTCCATGTATCTCATTTGAATCTGCAATCAATACATCACCATCATCTGCTTCAATGGCAACTCCATATCTTGGGAATACCAAGTATGCACCACCAAAGTCACCTATTCTAAATACGCACATAGTAGTCATACCAAACTCCAAATCTTTACCATCTACATGTGCAGACATCTTTGCAGTTCCTTCACTTGAATATCTATTTGCAGATAGAGTTGTTATAGGAGCTCCACCCAAGTGATACTTCTCTTCAATACATTCATCTGCATATGTTCTTTGTAGTTTCCAGATATCTGGACATCCTTTCTTAAGTGCTTGTTCATTGATAGTTGCAATCTGTTGCATCTTCTCCCACTTTTCTACATTAGATTTCTTTTCACACCAGTTTGATAATCCTATCATACCAGTAAATCTACCTCTCTTGTATCCAGCAAAAACAGAATGAATTGCATTTGCTTCTGCAATACGATTGAACTTACCATTCTTTTTAAGTGGATAATAAGAGTTTGGAGTTCTTAAAACATAATCTTTACCTTCTATCAATCCTTTCTTTTTCATTTCTTCGTGGTCGATAGGGCCTGCTGCATTTGCTCTCATGGTTGATACATCATCTATAGAATACAATGTATCTTTTACTTCGTTGTAGGTATCACCTGTATATGCATTCTTAACGATACATGCAAGTAATGGTTTATCAAATAATGAACCACTTGGTTTATATATTTTTATGATATCATCTTCGACACCAATCGATGATACTACATCATCGTAGGATGTTTCATCCAACCACTTACCATTGAACTGGTCGTGGGTTTCTTTTTTTCCTAAGTCTTTTCTTGCAGTAAATTCCATGGCTCTAGTACCTGTTCTTTTATTTGTTGGACAAGATAGTACAAACATAATGGTGCAACCATTAATCCTATCCTTGCACCTTTATCATTGTAGTCTCCAGTCATTTTATAGTCGTTTGGTAAAGTCATAAGTCTTACCATTTCTTTTGGTGTGTATATTCTCTTACCACTATAGTGGAAGTGATTACCACCCATAAACTTTGGTTGACATCCTTGTTCTGTTAAGGAATGTGCTGGTAAATGTTTTGGAACAATCCTTGACATATAATAAGAATGTTTTTCATCCTCTGGTTTTAAGTGACCATTTTTAATTTGTTCTAAAAACCAAGGCTTAACAATATCATCACCTATAGATATATAGGCAGAATTAGATTTCCTTTTTAACACTGGTTCTAATCCTTCACATGGGCCACAATGTACATAGTCTGGGTCTGGATGTTTATCAAACCCATTTATCCAGTGTGACTTAGATGATTCATTCATAGAATCTACAAGGTATTCTGCATCCTTGATGTTCTCTTCATCATCTATTAGGTCATCTATTGCTTCTGCAATTGATGTTCTACCTTCTGTTGTGTCTGGAAACAAACCACTTAGACACATAAAGGGCATTCCAATTGCATCTAATACATCATCCCTAACTGCAACTATGAACACTCGTTCTCTCTTTTGTGGAACTCCATGTTCATGACCTTTCATGATTTTCCATGTAACTGAATATCCTATCTTCTCAAAATCTACAATCATCTTGTTCAGATGGTCTCTTGCATAATCCATTGATAGACCTTTTACATTTTCACATACGATAACTTTAGGCATTACTTCTTCTGCAATCCTAATCATTTCCCATGTAAGGTCTTCGATGTTTGTTTGTTTCATTCCATATGCAACCTTTTCCTTGTTCCACCCTTCTCTTTTAGAACCAGCCATAGAGAAAGGTGGACAAGGTGGTGAACCATCCATAATGTCTAGTTCACCTTTTTGTAAACCAGTCATTTCTAAAATGTCTTTACCTGTAACTTCTTTAATATCTTTACACTCATGAACTGTATTAGGAAAGTTTGCAAGGTAAGTATCAACATGAATCTGTTGGAACTCATTCATATACTTTACATCACCACCAGCAAGTTTATATGCACAAGAACTTCCACCACCACCAGCAAAGAAGGTAATGTAATCAAACTCTTTTCTTGCAGAGTTCTTGTATAAATCATCTAGTGTGTATTGAAAGTATTTCATCTATCCTCTACCCATAAATCTGGAAATGGTATTGCTTGATACATCCTACCATCTAAACTCCAATCATATTGTGTTTCTGTTTCTCCAAAGTAAATAGACTCTGGAAAAATATCGAATGCAACTGTAACTCTTGGTTTGTCTCCAAGCCATGGAGAAGATGCATGTTCGAATCCACTTGCAGAGTATATTAACATATCATCATAATCTTTATGCACCACCCATTCACTCTCTGGTTGTTTTGGCCCTATTCTATAAGTTGTTGTAGATGGTTCTACATTTGCACAATAAAAACCATGATAGATATGTGGATGCATTTCTTCAATGTGTTTATGAAATGGTATATGGTCATATCCTTTATCATTTTCTTTTTTACGATATACATTAAACCATCCATGTATGTAATAAGATTCTTCTGCTTCTCTTACTTGAGGATTATCATAGAACATTCTATTCAATGTCCAGTAGATATCTGCAAAAGGTCTTAACCCAAATGTAAATGGATTATATGTATAAAAATCTTGTGTATGTTTTGTGTCATATTCATGTTGGTGTTCATGTTCCATTTCAGACATGTCTACACCATCTTTAGATGCACGAACATATGCACGAAGATTATCACTGAATTGATTTGGTGTTGAAGTACCATCTTCATCATGTGCAAAGAAAGGATGGTCTTCGTGTTTAATGCACCAATCAGTTATAAACTCATGGTCTATTCCACAATCTTTCTTTATAAAAAAATCAGAACTCTTTAGTTCCACTTCTATCCTCGTATTCTAAACAGACAATTACTTTGTCGTTTTTTCTAGTTCCATTTCGATACAGATGGTCATACATTGTGTCTGCACCAGTTCTAATCCCAGTTTTGTATCCATGCCAGTATGCAACTCCAACTACAATCGATACCATAATATATAGGGCAATACTTATATCCATTTTTCCACACCCATTGGTTTTACTTCTTTATTAAATTCTGTAATTCTATATCCATTTAAATCAAATCGTTGTAAATCTTTTTCTGTAATATCAATAGAACCTTTCTCTGGACTACTTGGCATAACTCTTATGCACTTATCACTACTTGGTACTTTGTATAATCTATATTCATGTGGAAATATAAGATACAAGAAATACCAATCTGGATTATCACTTTCAGATGCACCACCTGTAAACTTTGTTCTTTTCTCTGCACGAGTTAAAGTTTTAATATCTGCTTTTAATTCTTTTATATCTAATCCAGTTGGGTCTGACTTGATTCCGAATTGTTCTTCGAACATCATTTCACCCCATCTTCCTATATCAGAACCACTCATCTTTTTAAACACTCCAAAAGAGTATTCATCTATTAGTGATAAAATATAATTATCTAAATTAGGCCAATCGTTTCCTATTAAAGTTTTAGATTGGTTTTTAGGATTTATACTTTTAGTCTTGAAAAGTTTCTCTAATATAAGTCTAGATTGAGTATCCATTTATTTCCATCTACATTCCATCATTAGTTCAGTTAAACATGCAACTGTATTGACTTCTTGGTCAACTACAAATGCAGACTTGTAACTATAGTCTGCAATAATGATAACTGCTTGTGGAATACTTTGTGGTTCTAGAACCTCATAAAGTTTATCATAAATGTTTCTGAATAATCTCACTGGGTCATTATCAACATTTTGTGCAATCCATTTTCTCATATCAGTGAATCGTTTTGTTTTGATATGACCTAGTAGTTCATTGATACTTTCATCTGCAATGTTAGATAGAATACCTACATCGATACTACCACTTACTGCATATCTTTGGAGTTCATTGATAGTTCTACGAAAGTCTGGGAAATGTTTCATTACCAATTCTTGTAAAACTTCTGTATTAAATTTAACACCTTCCTCAGTAAGAATAGTCATGAGTCTTGCCATGAATACAGATGCAAGTCTTGGTCTTTCACTTGGTGGTATTTTGAAATCAATAACAGTACATCTTGAATGTAAAGGTTCAATCAATCTGTTTTTGTAATTACATGTAAAGATGAATCTACAATTTTTATGAAACTCTTCTATGAATCCACGAAGTGCTGGTTGAGTTGATTGTGCATTTAGATAGTCTGCCTCATCAAGGATTACTACCTTATTACCACCACCCAGTGAAACTGTAGATGCAAAGTTTTTGATTTTAGTTCTAAGAACATCGATTCCAGATTCTTCTGAACCATTGATTAAGATATAATCACAACCATGCATTTCACATAATGCTTTTGCAATAGTTGTTTTACCAGTACCAGCAGTACCAGTAAGAATCATGTTTGGTATTTCATCTTTGATATCAAAGAATGTTTTCTTGATATCTGCTGGAAGGACACAATCCTCTATATTTTTAGGTCTATACTTTTCTACCCATAAAAATTCATCACTCATATATTCACCACTTCATTATAAATCGAGAGTTCATAATCCCACCATCATGAACCGAGTCAATCCCCAAGAGAGAGAACAGATTGACACCCTTGAATACCAATGTCTGATATCTACAAAAGTATTTATTAAGAACCAAAGGTTGAATCTGGTTCTAATGCAATAAAATACTCAAGTCCTTTGTTTTTTGCAACAAAATGTGAAAGACCTTTTGAAGATACATAAACTGTATATTCATCCTTCACGACTTTGATGTTTTCCATCTTAAAGTTCATTGAGTAAGTTTGCCCATCACCATCCATGATAACTTCACTAAAGTTATTGGTGGTTGGATTCTTTTTATCTCTAACAGTCAATGTAACAACTGTTCCATTACTTTCCAATACCAAGTCTGGAAGAGATAACACTGAACTTGCTTTCTGTAATTTAGATAACAACTCAGTTGATATATCAAACACAATCTCTGGGTTAGGCATTGTGATATCTTTCTCTGGTGGTGCAATAATCATTGATGATTCTGCATAGTTATATGTTGCACTTGCACCATTACCACTGATGTTCACTGAGTTTTCACCAAACTCAAATTCTGCATCATTACCCAACAACGAAATCGTTGCAAGAAACTCTGGTAAATCATAAACAGAAAACTCACTTGTAAAGTTGTCTTCTACTGTTGCTTTACCAAAGATATTTTTCATAGGAGAAATCGTTTTGATTTCATTACCTACATTTACTGTAATACCATTATTGATACTACTAAAGTTCTGTAGAACTTCAAGTGTACTTCCACTTATTTTCATAATATACCTCTATTATTAACTCTCATTCTTGTCCACTGTATCATGCACATAGAGAGCCATTAGTGCATAGTGTAAAACTTTCATCAAGTCTGCACGATTGTATCCATTCTTTTTACCATACCTTTGTGCATACTTTAAGATGTTACCCATGCAGAAACCTTCTCCATGACCACCATCTATAATAAATTCTGTTGCTTGATATTTGTTTTGTGAGTAATGTTGTTCGTATGTATTATCAACATACTCTTTAAATTGTTTGATTAACTCGTTCTCGTTATATTTGTATTCTATTTTTCCAGACATATAATTATTTTACCACTGAATTGATATCTGTCAACTTATTTGTAGAAGATGTGTTCATTAATTCTTACAGTTTCATTTAAGGAATCTGCCCAATAAGGATTTACATATACATTGTGATAATGAGTTGCACCCTCAGTGATATCTCCATACTCACCTTGTAGTATATTCCTTGCAAGTGTCAAACATTGTATCCATGTTTTTGAATCCTCTGGGTCATCTGACTTACCATCACAAAACCAAGAGAACTGACATTGATGTCTGATTGGAACAAAATTACCTTTCCAGTTTTCTCTATACTTTGCATCATAAACTACACCACAAATGGTGGATGGGTAGTTCATGTGGTTTGTTCTGTTAATTACTACTTGGGAAACTGCAATCTTACCAGCAACTGGTTGATTACCTGCCTCAAAGTACATGTTTTGTGCAAGACAATATGCTTCATTGTTTTCATCATATGCATTTGCTTTATCTGAAATTAACATTGCAAACATTACAATCAATGCAAGATACAATGGTGAAAAGTTTTTGTGAAAGTTCATATCCATGTATAACCCCATTTCAACAAGTCTCTTTGTTTCTCTATTGCTCTATCAATACTAATGTGAGTTGTTGTTGATTTTTTATCATTAGTATCCATTACAGTTACATCATCATCATTAATTTTAAATGATACTGAATGACCTTCATAATGTAGAGTACCCTTAAACACCATTCTAGGATGGTCTATGCATTTATTCATAGTAACCCCATTGCAATCAATCCAAGAATAACAAACTCATCGATTATCATTATTCCTAGAAATATTTTTATCAATAATAATTTCATATTGCACTCCAAAAAAACTGGTGGGATGGGAAACAGTTATACAAACAAAAGCTGTAATATAAGTGTTCTTTTTTGTAATGGTCGTTTCCCTGTCCCATACCCGAGCAACCGCCCCTATTATTATTCTCCACCTCGTACATATGCACGAATTAATTCATCACCAGTAATCTCTTTACCAAATGTGTAAACAGTCTTACCACCTTGTTGTCTAATGGTAGTTCCATTGTGATATGAGATATCAACAACATTACCATTTTCCAAAAACTTTTTAGACTCCTCATTTTCATAATACATAGAATCTAATCTATGAATATGAACTGACTTGGGAATCTTTGCCCATTCTTCTGCTTTTAAAAGTAACCTTTGTCTTTCTACTTTATCATCAAACTCAGTCATTTTCAAAACTCCTTATCCTTGCTGGGATAACTATATTCCAATTACAATCATCACAAACTCTGTCCTCATAATTTTCAAGAACTGGTTGTGGATTATTTCCAAATCCAGTAAAAGACCCTGTACACAAGGCACAGGGTCGAGGAGAAGTAGACTCTAGTGAGGTCTTACTATATGTTGAGTCCATCTTCATCCTCATTAACTGTATCATCTTGACCTAAGATGTTTTCATCAACCTTTGTGTAAAGGTCAAGGAAGGTTGCTTTGGTATCTTCATCGAACCTTGCAAGACATACCTCGATTGATTTCATTTTATCATTGAACATTGAGAATGCCTTTGCAATGTGAACCAACCTTCTAGTTGAAATCACTTCATCAACAGCACCCTCGTAAAAAGACTTTCTGATAACATCTGCCCAGTCGACAAGTTTATCTGCAAACTCATCATCGTTGACACCAAGAATTGCAAAGTCACCTTTGACAATTTTCTTCTCAGTTGCAACTGGTGGATATTCTTGTTCAAGACAGATTGCAAACCTTTCAAGGAATGCTTCGTTCAAGATGTTAGTTCCTATGAACCTTCCATCCTCAGAACCTTTACCTTTAGTATTTGCAGTTGCAACCACTGTAAACCCAGGCTCTGGTTTTACAAACTCACCAGTCTTCTTGATTAAGTAACCACCACCTTCTAGGATGGATTGTAGACACATAATCTTGTTAGATGCAAGGTCGACTTCATCAAGAAGAAGAACAGCACCTTTTCTCATTGCTTTGAGGACAGGGCCCTCTTTGAAAACAATGTTACCATTGATTAGAGTATTTGAACCAATCAAATCATCTTCATCAGTCTCAATTGTAATGTTGACTCTGAAAAGTTCCTTCTTGAGTTTGGCACATATTTGTTCAACCATCAAGGTTTTACCATTACCACTCAAACCAGTAATAAACACTGGGAAGAAAACTCCAGACTTAAGAATTGACTTAAGGTCTTTGAAGTGACCAAAAGGAACATAGTTGTCCATCACTGTAGGAACAACTGAAATGTTTTCATCAAGAACATTCATACCAACATTTGCAACTGGAACTGGAACTGATTCAACAGTTTGAACATTTGCAATAGTTGGTGCAACTGGTTCTGAATAATTACTAGGAACAACAGATTCAATGGAATAAGTTCCATAACCTGCCTTGAATTGTGGTTTTCTAATCAACCACGAAGGAAAAGGGATACCTGCCGTATCACAAATTTTCCTAACAGTGGATTTAGAAAACTCCACTTGACTTGGATATTGTTCTGCACAGGCATCCAAGAACCTGTAATGATTTGCATTCAAATTCATACTAACCTCACTTTTTGAATTATTTTTTACCATATGTGTATTATATCAAAATATGTACCCATCATGCAACCTTCTTAACGAAGTGCTGAAGTATTTTTCTTTGGGACATTTTGTTGTTACCCATTCTTTTCATTGCACCCTTCAATGCTTGTTTACTTGCACCAGCATCTACATCTAAAGTGTCATCTTCTGCAACGATACCCATTTTCTTTTTGTTTAGAATGTAGAACTCTTTGTATCCACTCTTTTCAGTAGTTGGAACTGAGAATCCACCTTCTCTTCTGAATAACTTGTAACCTTCTGATTTAGTTTCCCAGTCGAAGTAAGTGCCACCAAACTTGTCAACAGCTGCATCAAACTCTCTGTGCTTGTTAGGACAGATGAAGAATCCAACAGTGTCAACACCAGTAGTTCTTTCAATCCATTTTAGAAGATTGTTAGTACCATTTCTACCACCATTAGAGTTGTACTCGAAAGTAGTCTTGGTTCTTCTATCGTGAATCATATGGTCATTTCTCCAACCATTGAAACCATTCATTCTGAAACTATCTCCATCAGTTAGAGTAACGAACTGTAACTTGTCGATTGAGTAGTTATGTTTGAAATCTGCAATGTAGTCTCTTAAGAACATTAGGGACTCATCAAGAGGTGTACCACCTAATGCATAGTTGTAATCATGAGTATAACCAGCATCGAATCTTGAACCTTTTCTTGCATTAGAGTAGTAGTAACCACCATCGCACATTGATTCAAGTTGTGCATTCATGACAACACAAGCTTCTTTGAAATCTCTTTTGTTCATTTTATCAGAGAACAACTCGATAAGTCTTAGACTATCGTTGAAGTTGAATTTACCTTTTTCATCTTCTCTGTAAGTGTCTCTATCAACACCTTCTCTCCATGCATCAGTAAATGCATATACTCTATGAGGAATACCAACTCTTCTACAGAACATTGTAAGAACTATTGATTGTTCGTAAGTCTCTCTGATTGCATCATACATAGACCCAGACCAGTCAACCAACATAATCACACCATGATTTTTTCCATCAGGCACGATAGTTGCTCTTTTGAAGATATCATCTTTGATTAGGTACTGGTGGATTTTTGACATATCCAGTTCACCAGTTTTTGCAGACATTGATTTCTTGTATGCATCTGCAGCCTTTCTCATATCAAATTCTTTTGCCATGTAGTTAATGACATTCTTGTTGTGGTCTAAGAATTTTTCAGTGTACTCTTTAGAATTTGCAAGGGTATCAGTAGAATGTTCATATTCTCTTTTACCATCTTCCATAGTTCTAGTGATATCTGCAATCATCTTAGTATAAGGAATTGTAATATCAGATGCTTTGTAATCTTTAGAGTTGAACTCCATGTAACATGGTTCTGAATCCCACTCATCTAATTCTTTATGAAGTTTGTCTTCATTGTTTCTGAAATTTTTATCAGTGATAGATTCTTTTGCATTATCTGAAACTGGTGCATCACCACTTTGACCACCTTCTTGACCAAACTCACCACCTTCTAGGTTTTGAGATTTTTCAGACTCACCTTCACCAACTGAATCAGAATCAGATGATTCTTCATCTTCTTCGCTTGGACTCTCAGTTCCATCGTTTGAGCTTGAACTTTCATCTGATTCTTCATCTGTATCTGATTCTTGATTACCACCTAGTGATTCTTCTGCATTACCCTCACCTTCTTGTTCATCGAAGTCTTGAGGAATTGTATCACCATCACCTTCCATAGTCTCAACAGTTTGCATTGACTTATCAGTTTGTGGTTCTAGGTCTTCTAGTTTAGATAACTCATAAAGATAGTCTGCAACAGTGACTACCTTTTCCCAAGTATCCATTTTAGTGTCTATTTGATTTATGATTTTTTGTTCTTCTTTAGAGAACTCAACCATAAGATTGTGACCAATCTTGAAGTAAAGATTGATTCTATCGATAAATGCAAGTTTGTTTACATCGTAACCTTTAACTCCAAAGAAGTCTAAGTCATTGTGTAATTCAGAATATGCATCATAGAAAACTTTTCTAAGACCAGCATATTTTGATTTGATGTGTTTCTCAATCCTTACATCTTCAAGGACATTTAGATATCCTTTGTATTTTGCACCCTTTTCTGAAACTGCATCATGCCATCCATCTGCTGGAGTGATAAGTGCATGACCAACCTCATGACCCATGAATAAGTCATAAAGTTGTGCAGACATATCATCCTTAAGAATAGGACATACTAGTTTCCTTGAATCTACTTCAAAGTATGCAGTAGGGACTTTCTTGTGTTCTATAACTAAATCCTCAGTTGCAAGTAACCTTGCAAGAGAATCCTTTTGTGTTCTTAATTGATTATTTGACCTCATGTAAGTATTATATAAAAAAATGTACCTATGTGTCAACAAGATTATCTCATTGACTGAATTGGCGTTCCCAGTAGGATTCGAACCTACAACCTTCGGTTTAGAAGACCGATGCTCTCTCCTGTTGAGCTATGAGAACTTTGTAGTATTATCTCCATTTGTTCTAGGGTATTTTACCCCATTCTATCACCGAGTCCTTCAAGTCTGGCCTTACCAGAATTTTATCTAGGTCAATAGGCAGTGACCATAATGTGACTTCGTTTTCACCCAAATCCCACGACTACTACAATCGATTTCTTGGAATCATTTCGAACTATGGGGATATCTGCTGGAGTCTTGTCATTTCACAGATTTTAAAACGATATCCTCACTTCGTTCTTTCTCCTCTCAACCTCTTACAACCAACTAAACGAGGAGTTCAATCACACGACAAGATGTATTATATTCTTTTGTGTACCTATGAGTCAATAGTCTTTATATTAAACTCTTTTGCCCACCACTCTCTAACTGGTTCTGAATTGACTCCCACATTGACTGTTTCTGGGTCTGGATTTCTTATCAAATCTCTCCATCCACCATCTTTGTTAGTACCTTGCGTACCATGAGATTGGAGTTCCATTTCTTCTGCTTGAGTTGTATACCATATTGGTGCTGTGTATCTATCTTCACCAGTTCCATCGACATTTGCTGGTCTTACACCATGAAAGTGTTTCATACTTTGGAAGATAACACATGTTCCTGTTTCTGGTTTACATTCTTGTCCATCTTCAAAATATGTTTCTCCACCTTCAAAGTTGTCATTAAGATACAAGATAGATGCATAATCAGTGTAAGGTACTACATTAATTACTTCATCTTCATCTTCAAGAAACTCCAGTGGAGTTCCTTTTCTGGTTTCTATTGGGACTTCGTATAGTGGTTTTGCCATAACATCAATATGCATGTCTTGTCCTTTTCCAGATGGCCACCACATAAGTTCTGATTGTTCTGGGTATGCTCTTTCACCATAGACTTTCCAGATTTCTGATATTGCTTTGTATTGATATTCTGCAATGATTCTCTTGATTTCAAGATTACGAATATTTACATATGGTATTCTTCTACCATTGTATTGTTCGGCTGCATCATCGTGAGTAACTAAATTGAAATTAGCTTGATGATACTTTATCAGTTTCCGACACTGTTCCTTCGTTAGGCAATTTGGGATTTTTGCTACGATATTCTCTGGCAACTGATAACATTTGTTCTCTGATTCTTGCATACTGTTTTTCTCTTTTCTGTTTTTTCTTCACTGCTCTTTCATATTTCAATCTAGATAAGTGGTCTATAAACAGAATACCATTTAAGTGGTCTAACTCATGTTGGAAACATCTTGCAGTCATTCCACTAAATTCCATTTCTCTTATTTCACCAAGTTCATCTTGCCATCTTCCAACAATTCTTGATGGTCTTTTAACACTTGCAAAGATGCCTTCACACCCACCAGAAAGACAACCTTCTTCCATAAGTTCTGTTTCTTCTGACTTTTCTACAATCTCTGGGTTTGCAAAGAACATCGATTGTTCTTCATTTTGTCCTTTCATCACAAAGACACGATACTCATAACCGATTTGGTTTGCAGATAAACCTACACCACCTTCCTCAAACATTCTATCAATCATTTCTTTTTTAAGTTCGATTGGGTCTGTTGGTGGATTATCAAAATCAAAGAAAGGCATTTCTTTTCTTAGGATTGGTTCATCTTTATGTAGTAGTGTCATTTTTATTCCTATGCTGTTTTCATTGGGTCTTGAGAGGGGTCTATAACATGATTGAAATCGACATATTGATACCAACCAGTTGCAAGATATTTATCTCCACTCAAAGGTGGATTTCCTCTATGTAAATGTGTAAAGTGTGCAGGCCATACAACAAGGTCTCCTCTTCTAGGTTTGTATCTTAACCCTTGATGTAAAAACTCTAACTCTCCACCCTCTTCTACATCATTAAGGAATAGTCCCCATGCAAGAACTCTTTTTGATGCAGCTGGGTCTAGTTCACTATGCCATACATGATATCCTTCTCCCTTACCTGTTTTTTGCATCTTACCTTCGATTGCAAGTGGTCTACCAAAGCCTGGATATTTTGCATTGTATGTTTCCAGAATACGATGATTTAGATACTTAAAAAAATCATCAAAGTCTGCATTTAAATGTTTCATTGATGGTTCATATCTAACAACATTTAGACCAACAGACATATCTTTCTTTACAAATGGATGTGCATCCTCAGAATCTTGTCTACTTGAAATTACTGGTGGTCTGATTCTTTCTGCAAAATCCCAATACTCAAAAAACTGGTCAATGTTATCTTCTTTAAACCATCCTTTATAATGTGCTATAAAATCTTTGAACTCAACTTCCATCTTCAATTCTTGACTCATAATATCCTCTACTTACTATCTACTATTCTACTAAAGTTTTTTACCTTCTCGAATGTCATAGTATGTCTAAACTTCTCTGTCAATACATCACCTTTGTGAGATATAATAAATGTATTTGTATCTCCATCTAGAGTATGTAGTATCTTTAAAAACTCCTCTGTTCCACCTTCATCCAATGAACTATCGAATACTTCATCTAATACTAATAAGTTGGTGTTCACTGAATTTTTTAACTTTGCAATTGCTCTCCATGTGAAAAGAAGTGCAAGGTCAATCCTCATTTTTTCACCTTCACTAAAGTTTGAATATGAGAATGCATCACGATATCTTGATTTGATTGTTTCGTTGAAACCTTCATCAAGTTCAAATTGAACAAAGAAGTCCATCGATGCAAGATACTTGTTAATCAACTTATTCATAATAGGTAAATACTGTCTTATGATTTTAGTTTTGATACCACTATCTTGTAATAATAATTGTGCAATCTCAAAGTAAGACCTTTTATCAATCAACTCTTCTTTAGATTTGTTGTGATGTTTTAATGTTTTCTGTTCTTTGTTTAACTTACTACTATCATCAGTTACATTTTCAGTTCTGAGTTTTTCAATCTCTGCATTTATCTTTGAAATGTATTGATTGCTTGCAGATATTTCATTTTGTTTTTGTGCGACTTGTCTGTTGAGAGTGTCGACCTTGCGTTGAATGTCTTCGATTTCTTCGAGTCTTTTATTGATATCTGAGATGTTTTCTGTAATTTCGTTAATTCCCTTCTCGATTTTTTTGACTTTGGTTGTGGTTGATTGAATCTTCTTTTGTTTAAACTCGTTCTCCATATCTCGGTGACATGTTGGACATTCCTCGTTATCCTCATAGAATTTTATCTCCTTCTTTCCTCTATTCCTTGCTTGGTCTAATTGTTTTTGCAATTCAAGAGTCTTGGTTAGTTTCTGTTTTACTGATTCACTATCCGAAGATGCATTCTGTAATACCTCAACTTCACCTAATAGATGATTACATTCCATCTGTACTTCATCAATATGTTTTTGAGAGTTTTCAACACTTTCATTAAACTCTTCAATCTTTTGCCTACGATTATCACCAAGAGACTGGATGTGTTTTTTGTAGGTTTCGATTCTGTCTTCTGAAAGTCGGATTTCATAATCCAAGTCATGAAGTTCACTTTTCAATGCAGTCATCCTTGTCTTTAACAAGTTATTCATAATAGTAAAGATATTGATATCAAGGATATCCTCAATAATACCTCTTCTATCATTCTGATTCATTTGCATGAATGGTGTGAAAGTTGAACTACCTAAAATAACTACTTGAGTGAATGTCTTGTAGTTTAGTTTTAGGATTTGTTTCTCAAGTTGTTCTTGGTAATCTCTCATCTTTGCATCTTGATTGATAAGTCTATCGTTTAAGAATATCTCAAAGATGTTTGGTTTTGCACCTCGAACAACTCGATACTGCTTTGACCCAATTGCAAACTCAACCTCAACAACCATCCCTCTTTGATTGACTGAGTTAATAAGTGAGTTCTTGGGTATCTTACGAAATCCCTTTCCAAATAATCCAAAACATAGTGCATCTAA